ACATCATTGCTCTGGTCAAACTGGTTGAGGAAGATAACGGCATCGTTAACAGCGCAGCCGCTGGCTTCCTGTCACACCCTGCTGTGAAAGCGAAATTGGCTTCAACTGCCAAAGTGTCCAGCACGGACAGCGTTCAAATCTTGGATGCACCGTGGACTGAACTCTATGGTCAGCCGATTGAGTTCACAAGCAATGTGCCTACAACTCTTGATCCGGGTGATGGCGGCAATGACGCTTCTGCTCTGGTATATGGCGACTTCTCTCAGCTTATGATTGCTCAGTTCGGCGCACCGTCGATCTTGATTGATCCATACAGCAACAGCAAGTCCGGCACCATCCGTATGGTTCTGCACGCAGAACTGGACGTTGGTGTTCGTAACGCCGTTAGCTTTGCCAAGACCGATGAGGTCAGCATCGCCTAACTAGGTGTTTTGGAATTGGCGGGGCAGTCAGAGTGAGAAGGTTGGCTGTCCCGTCAAGACCTTTGAGGTGGTATTATGAAAGTTAAGATTTTACAGAAGTGCTTTGCCGGAACTGGTGGCAACCTTATGACCGGCGAAACTTATGATTTGGATGTTCGCACTGCCGAGCGTCTTATTGCGCGGGGCTTGGCTACTAAGGTCAAGAAAGCCGCACCGAAGAAAACCAATCGTGCAGTCGAGGGACTGGCAACACCGGAAGATGATTAATGGCTGTAGAAACCGCAACAGAATTAGCGATATTCTTTGACGCTGATGATTTCGGTGTTGCGGCCAGTTATACTCCGCAGGGTGGTTCGGCTGTTACTATAAACGGCATATTTGACAATGAGTTCTTTGAGGTTGCAGCCGGTGGCGAAGTTGCCGTTGCAATGGAGCAGCCGCAGTTTGCTTGCCGGACATCAGACGTATCGTCTGCGGCAGAGGGTGATAGCATCACCATCAACTCAATCAATTACACAATTAGGGTTGTCCAGAGCGATGGCACTGGCGTTACCGTTCTGGTTCTGGAAGAAGCATAATGGCGCACGTTAGAAAATCTATCAGAGATAACATCAAAACAACATTGACCGGCCTGACAACAACCGGGTCGAATGTTTTCCAGACAAGGTTTTATCCGCTTGCCGAAGCAAAGCTTCCGGCATTGACCATCTTTACCAAGTCAGAGACATCAGAGTATTCGACAATCAAAACACCAAGGACGCAAGTGAGGACGCTTGATGTGATTGTCGAGGCTTACGTTTCCGGTAATACCAATGTCGATAACACCCTGGACACCATTTCGGTTGAGGTTGAAGAGGCGTTGTATGCAGACCTTACCCGTGGCGGTAATGCAAAAGACACAAAGATAGTTTCTTTCGATGCTGACTTTTCCGGCGATGGAGAGAACCCTGTCGGTGTCGGACGCTTTGCAATCGAAGTGATTTTTGTTACTTTGGAAAACGATGTTGAAGGGGCGGCATAAAATGAAGCGCGTCACTATTTATGATGATGAAGGCAATGTGGTTAACTGCTGGCCTGATACAGCAAAGAAACTGCTTGCCAAAGGATATTCGGAAGAAGCACCGAAGAAGGGCAAAAGTCGGAAGCCCAAAAAATCCGACGAGGTTGCAACTGAAGTTGATGAGGTCTAATCATGGCAACACATACCGGGTCGGAAGGCTTAGTAAAAATTGGAAGCGCAACTTTGGCCGAGGTGCGTTCTTTTACTCTTGATATTACGGGTGACGTAATCGAAGACACCAGCATGGGCGATAGCTTTCGCTCATACAAAGCTGGCCTTGCTTCTTATACCGCATCTGTAGAATGTTTCTTTGATGAAACTGATACCGCGCAAGGTGCGTTGGATGTTGGTTCGTCTGTGACGCTTGAACTGTACCCAGAGGGTAATGCTGCTGGCGACACATATTTCACCGGCACAGTTATTGTTACTGGCAAATCAGTTACGTCAACTTTTGACGGAATGGTTGAGGTAGCTTTCACTGCTCAAGGAACCGGCGGGATTACTGAAACAACCGTGTAAACAATAGACAGACAGGGGTGGCACTATGTCTAAGTTCGCAGAACAAATTGCCGCAAATCGGGCGGCTAGAGAACGTAATTTTATCGATGTCGATGAGTGGGGAACAGAGGGCAATCCTTTAAGGATTTATTATACCGCTGTAACCGGCTCCGACATTGATAAGGTTTCTCGCAAGTATAAAGACTTTACCAGCAATCCCTCGATAGCCGGGATGGTAGAAATGATTATCATCAAGGCGCAGACGGATGATGGCGAAAAGATGTTTTCGTTAGAGGATAAGCCTACATTATTGCGTGAGCCGATTGGCGTTCTGACAAATGTTTTCGGCGTTGTGTTTAATGCTCTCAGCGTTGAGGAACAGGAAAAAAACTAAGGAGCGATCCATTCAGGTTTGGTCTTATATCGCTTGCGCTTAGATTAGGTAAGACGATTGCAGAGATTGAAGAAATGTCGCTTGATGAGTATAATGAATGGGTCGCATATTTTAGTTTGCTAGAGGAACAGCAAGATGGCCGCAAATAATTTACAGATTAATGTGAATGTCGGCGGCAATGCTTTATCACAACTCCAAAAAGTACAATCGCAAATCAGGTCAACTGATAACGTAGTCAAGAAGTCGGCGCGTGGTTATACCGTATTCGGCGCAGCTGCTGATAAGTCAACAGACAGAACTAGACGCTTTGCCCAGGCTGGCATCCAGCAAGCCGGTTTCCAGCTTGGTGACTTTGCAGTTCAGCTTCAAAACGGAACTCACTTCCTTACAGCTTTCGGTCAACAGGGTTCACAGCTATTAGGTGTGTTCGGTGCTGTTGGTGCCGTTCTCGGTGCTGTCGTGGCTGTTGGTGCTGCGCTCGGTACTGTATTCCTGAAGATGCAAGATAGTGCCGGGACGCTGACCGAAGAACTAGACGAGTTGGAAGATAGCGTTAAAGAGTTGAGTGGTTTTGCCATAACCAATGAAGAGCGTTTTGAGAAACTCAGAAAGAAATATGGTGAGGTCACTGAGGGCGTAAACGAACTGTTTGAAGCGCAGAAGAAGCTAGCACAGTTTGAATTGCAGACCCAGTTGATGAAGACTATCACTGCGCTTAAAGATGAATTGGATGTGATAGGGGATTTGTCTCGCAGTCAAGATGGACTGACACAAGCGCAGACAAAGGGCGGCAAACAAGTAGTTCTGGCGCAAAGAAACTTGGCTCAAGCTATTAGACGGGTCAGAGAGGAATTTGATTTATCTAAAACGCAAGCCGAGGGTTTGGGCGTGGCTATGGGTAAACTTGGTGAACTTGATCCATTCAAGCAACCAGAAGAAGCGGCAAGGCAGGTTCAAGCAATCTTTGATTTGATTTCGACAGACCTAGAAAATCTTAGTGTTGAGGAACGAGAGGCCGCAGGGAACTTGTTAAGATTAGCCGAGCAACTTAGAACGGTTGCGGCGGCACAACAGGATATTGCTACCGGGGCTAAAAACGCGATTGGACTTACATCAGACGAAATGAAAAGCCTAGCTGATGGAATGGCATCAGCATTTGGTAATAGCTTTAAGGGCATTATCAAAGGAACGGAAACTATTAAAGATGCTTTCCGCAATATGGCATTAAGCATCATAGATCAGCTTTTGCAGGTTCTTGTGGTTCAGCAATTAGTGAGCGGAATATCAACGGGACTGCAAAGCGCATTTCCCAAGCTATTTCCGAAGCAAGCCGCAATCGGTGGTTCAGTACAAAGAGGCCAGCCGGTTCTCGTAGGGGAGCGCGGAGCAGAGATGTTCGTGCCATCCAGTTCCGGCAGCATCATTCCGAACAAGGAACTTTCGGGCGGTAGTGGTGTGACTGTTCATCAGACTATCAACGTGACAACTGGTGTTCAGCAAACGGTTCGATCAGAGATTGCTAACTTGATGCCACAGATTGCTCAAGCAACACAAGCTGCTGTGGCCGATAGTCGTTTGCGTGGCGGGTCATTCAGTAAAGCGTTTGGCGGTTAATCATGGCTATTTCATACCCACTTTCCACTCCCACCAATAAGACAATCGCAGAGATTAGATTGATTGCTAGGAATGTTGTCGGTGTTTCGACATCGCCGTTCTCATTCAAGCAACAGACTTATCAGTTCTCCGGTCAGCGTTGGGAAGCCGATATTCAGCTTCCGGCAATGCAGCGCGAAAACGCAGAACAATGGGTTGCGTTTCTGATGTCACTCTATGGTCAAAAGGGTACGTTTCTGCTGGGCGACCCATTGGGTACTACAGCCCAGGGTTCAGCATCGACAGCAGCCGGGACACCTGTTGTCAATGGTGCAAGTCAGACCGGCGGCACGTTGGCGATTGATGGTTTGCCAGCGAGTGCCACAAACTACCTCAAAGCCGGTGATTATATCCAGTTGGGTTCTGCCGCAACAGCGCAACTTTATAAAGTGTTGAGCGATGCCAGCAGTAATGGTTCCGGCGAAGCTACGTTGGATATCTGGCCTGACTTGCGTTCATCACCGGCTGATGGCGCGACAGTTGTGGTGGCAAATGCCAAAGGTGTGTTCCGGTTGAATGATAATGCGACCAGTTGGGATATCAACAGAATGGCCTTATATGGCATAGCGTTTGGTGCGGTGGAGAGCCTATGAGTAGGAACCTTACCACGGCAGTCCAGAACGAACTTGCGGCATCCGAACTGGAGCCGTTTTTTGCTATCAAGCTGGCGTTTGATAGTGGAGATGTAAAGCTATGGACAGGCTATGGTGACATCACAATCGCGTCTGAAACGTACACAGGCGGCGGTCAATTGCTTTCTATATCACCCATCGAAGAAACTGTTGAGATAGCCGCCAGAGGCGTTAATCTCGCGCTGAACGGCATCAATAGCAGTCTGGTATCTGTCGCATTGACCGAAAGCTATCAGGGGCGTTCTGCTAAAGTTTATCTGGGCGTGATATCATCCGGCGCGGTAGTATCAGACCCATATCTTGTTTTCGATGGTCGCATGGATGTTATGACGATCGAAGATGCCGGTGAGACTGCGAACATCAGCCTATCAGCCGAAAGCCGATTAATTGACTTAGAGCGTGCCAGAGTGCGCCGATATACAGACAACGATCAGCAAAATCAGTTCGCCGGAGACACAAGTTTGCGCTATGTCGCCAGCTTACAAGATAAAGAGATTGCTTGGGGATCAGGTAAGAATGACAGTGACTTTGTATTCAGACCATTTTTTAACGGCTTCCAGCCGTTATCCTAGGCTTGCTGGCTGGGAAAAAAATCTCAACGAAGCGGTTGAGGCATATCGGTCAGAGCCGTTTGCTTGGGGTTCAAACGATTGCTTTACATTTGCTGTCAGGTGCGAAGAAGCTATCTGCGGCAAGACACGCTTTCCAGAATTATATAAAGCCGAATACACAAACCAGTTTGGTTCGATGCGTGCGTTTATGCGTGAGGGATATTACGGCATGATTGATTGCCTTCACCAGCGTTTAGATGAGATTGATGTAGCTGTTGCCAAGCGTGGCGATTGGGCGGCTGTTGGAACACCGGACGGGTTAGCAGTCGGCGTAGTGACTGGCGATAAAATTTCTGTGACTGGTGAGCGTGGTCTGGTATTCTTGCCGCACTCATCAGCCGTGAAAGCGTGGAGAATATAAAATGTCACCCCAAGCAGTTGTCGCCGCAGTAGTAGCAGTCGGAGCGCAAGCCGCTACTTATTATGCTATTGGCACGGCTATAACTGCCGCCGCGCTTGCAACAACTTTTATCACCACGCTTGCCTTGACCGGCTTGTCAATGGCTTTACAGAAAAAACCGAAACTAAATCCGCAAGGTGCTATGACTGCTCGAAGTCAAATGGTTAAACAGCCATTGACTAGCCGCAAGATTGTTTATGGTCGGCAAAAGGTATCTGGCGCGATTGTTTACATGAAAACCACTGGCAAGTCAGAGTTTTTGCATATGATCGTGGCAATAGCTTCCAATGAACTAAATAGCATTGAAAAAATATTCTTCAACGATGATGAGTTGACCATTGATGGCTCTGGCAACGTCACAGCCCCAGAGCAATACGCTGGTAAGGCGCAAGTGCTGACGGGATTGGGTGCTGACGATCAGGCTTCAAACGTAACAATTAAATTGAATACTGGTGGGTTTAATTTTACGGCAGGACTTACTGATAATGATCGCTTTCGCGGCATAGCTTACATATATGTCAAGCTGACTTATGACACTGATGCTTTCCCGAATGGCATCCCGAATATCAGCACAATCGTTCAAGGCAAAAAGGTATTGGACACACGCACATCATCGACAGCGTTTTCAACCAATCCGGCATTAATCCTGCGCGACTATCTGACAGATACAAAATATGGGCTGGGCGCGTCAGCCGATGAGATTGACGCAACATCATTTAATGCCGCCGCGAATGTATGCGATGAAGATGTTGCGCTTGCGGCTGGTGGAACTGAAAACAGATATGAAGCGCACGGCGTGATTGATACTGAAAACCAGCCGAAGCAAATCATCGAAGAAATCCTGTCCAGCATGGCTGGGTCTTTGTATTACTCTGGCGGCAAATGGTATCTGAAAGCCGGAGCATATACAGCACCCAGCGACACATTGACTGAAGATGATTTGATGGGTGCAATCACAGTCAATACTAAACCCAGCAGACGCGATAATTTCAACGCAGTAAAAGGCGTGTTTTTGCCGGATGAGGTTGGCAACTTCCAGCCGACAGATTATGCGCCAATCACATCCAGTACATTCCAGACGGAAGATAACGGCGAACAGGTGTTCACCAATCTTGATTTGCCGTTTACACAATCATCAAGCATGGCACAACGTATCGCCAAGATTAATCTGTTCAAGGCACGGCAACAGCTTGTGATGACCCTGCCG